CCGCGACGACACGATCGCCGCGGCCACCGCCGCCGGCAAAATCGCGCCGTCGGCGAAAGGCTCGATGGAGAACCTGCACAAACGGGATCCCGACGCCTTCTACAACTTGCTCACCGCCAGCGTCGACAAAGGCGGCCTGGCCGAGAACCTTCTGCCGGTCAGCCGCCAGGGCGGCGCCGGACAAGAGGCCGCGACTGCCGCGGCCGCACTGTCGCCCCAGAAGATGGCGGCGATGTTCCCCGAGGTCACTTTCGCGGAGGCGACGGTCTGATGGAGAAGCTGGCACGGCATCCAGTCAACGAGCTCTCGGTCAAGGCCGAGCGCGAGCAGCTGCTCCACGCTCGCTTCGTCACCTTCGACGGCAAGAGCGCCCAGGGCGATATCAAGGCTCGCCTGGCCCCGGCCGGTTCCGCCAAGATCCTGGGGATCCCCCAGTACGACACGGCGGACCCGAAAGCCGACCCGGCGCCCGACCCGAACGATCTGACTCTTCGCACCGCCGCCGTCCGCTCCGGCTCGATCGCCTTCGTCCGCGCAGGCGAGGAAATCGACGCCGAAGATGAGCTCGCGGTCGGTGCCGGCGGCAAGGCGATCAAAGCCGACGCCGCGGTGGCCGCCTCGCTCGCGACCGGCAAAGTCGCCGACAACAACGCCCTCACCTGGACGGCGCGCGACGCCGGCGACGGGGGCGACGACCTTTCGATCGCGATCCTCAACACCGGCAAAGGCAAAGCCCTCTCGGTGGACGTGGACGGCGACAAAATCATCGTCACCGCCGCGACCAACGAAGTCGGCGCTGGCGAAATCACTTCGACCGCCGCGCAGGTGATCGCCGCGGTCCTCGAGCACGACCAGGCTTCGCAGCTGGTCACGGCCGCCAACACCGGAGCCTCCAGCGGCGCCGGCGTCGTCACGGCCGTCGCCGAGACCCCGCTCGCGGGCGGGACCGACTCTGCCACTGCCGTCGCCAAGGCATTCACCGGCGGCGAGCTCGACGACTACCTGGAAATCGAGGTCTACTGATGCGCGCCGCAACCCACGATCCGCAGGGCTCCGAACTTCGCCGCCTGCTCGAGCGCTCCGGTCTGTCCGGGGTGGAGCTCGACGCGGCTGGCAAGCTGCCCGCGCTCGCTGGCGCCGAGACCCCGCCCCAGAACCCGGTCTTCGCTCCGGTGCTGGGCGGCCTCCAGGTCGAGGGCACCGCCCTCACGGTCGACTCCTACGTCAACCCGCCCACGCAGATCCCGGCGATCATTCGCAACCTGGTCGCCGCCAACGAGGGCTACTTCGCGGAGCGGATCTTCGCCACCCCCGGCTTCACGGTCGAAGGCGGCGCGATCGTCTACGAGGAGACCTTCCCCGAGGACTTCTTCCTCCCCGAGGATCAGAGCATCGCGCCTCGCGCCCCCGGCGCCCCGGCCCCGACGCTCGGGTCCACCCGTCGCGCCCCGAAGATCGCCCGGCCCGAGTCCTGGTCCGGGGCGATCGAAGTCACCGACGAGGCGCGCAAACACAACAAGGTGATCGCGATCCGGCGCCAGTTCACGCAGGCCGCCAACACGATCGCCGATCGGATTCAGACGCGGGCGATGGAACTCCTCGCCAAAGTCGTCGTCGAGTGGGACCGTCAGATCGAAGCCGACCACGGTTGGCGGATCGACCTCAAAGACGGCGTGCCCAACGCGAATCCGAAAGAGCTTCCCGGCGCCACCTTCGCCAAGGTCTTCCGCCAGTTCATCGAAGACAAAGCGGGGATGCGGCCCGACCTGGTGATCCTGCACCCGGCCGACGCCGAAGTCCTCCAGGTGATCTACGGCGACCGGCTCCCGGCGATGCTGGCCCTCTGGAAAATCAAAGAGATGCTGGTCTCCCCGATGGCCGAGGAGGGCGCACCGTACTTCCTCAAGTCCGGCGGGATCGGCGTGATGGCCTTCGACAAACCGCTGGAGCAGGAGCAGCACCGCGAGCGAGGCTTCAAGGACGTGTTTGAACTCGACGTGCAGCCGGTCTTGGTCGCCTTCGACGCGAGCGCGATCACCCAGCTCACCAAAGTCGACGAGGAAGCATGATCCTCGCCTTCGCCTGGCGGCCCCGCAGCGAGTCTGCGCCCGGCCCGCTCGAACGGTCCTAGCAGCACCGAGATTCATTGAAGCGGAGGGCGTCCTACGGGGCGCCCTCGCCGCGTCTGGGGGGTGCTGGCCCGCCGTAGCCTTGAGCTATGCCCGACGACCCGCCCGTCTACCGCCCCTCGATCGCCGAAGTCTCCTCCTACATCAGGGCGCGGACCAAGATCGCCGGTGGTGGCATCGCCGGGGTCTTCACCGAAGAGACCAACATCAAAGCGAAAGAAGTGGAGCCGCTGATCGACCAGGCGGTGGGGCTGATCCTCTCGGATATCGGGGGCGTGCCCTGCAACGAAGGGTTGGAAGGGCAGATGAAGACGGTCGCCGCCATCCTCGCCGCGATGCTGGTCGAGCAGAGCTTCTTTCCCGAGCAGACCATCGGCGCCGGCAACAGCTTCAACTCCCTCGAGAAGCTGTACAAGCCGAAGATGCAGGCGCTCTCCAACCAGGTCCAGCGGGAGTGCGGGACCGGCTCGGGTGGCGAAGACGGCAGCGAGGGATCGGCGATCAGCCGCGCGACCTTCGATAGTCGGCGCCTGCTCGGCCCGACCTTCCCCGCCTGGTGATGGCCGACTTCGGCATCGAATACGAGATCGCCGGCGTCCCGGCCATCCACCACCAGCTGGTCGGGTTCCGTGATCGCGCCCTCAACGGCGCCCCCGTCCTGGCGGCGGTGCTCGGCGATATGCGCCGCCTCGAGATCGAGCTCTTCGAGACCGAGGGCCGCGGCGAATGGCCCGAGCTCTCCCAGACGACGATCGAGCGCAAGGCCCAGCTGGGCTACCCGGCGAAGATCCTCCAGGCGACCGAGGAGTTGTACGACTCGCTCGCCGGCAACCTGAGCGCCGCCGGCCACGTCGAGCGGATCACTGAGGAGGAAGTGGTCTACGGCACCACCGTCCCCCACGCCCGCTTCCACCAGGACGGCACCGCCAGGATGCCCGCCCGCCCGCCGGTCGACGTGCGCGAGGAGGACGTGCGGCGCTGGTCGAAGATGGTCCACGCCTACGTCTTCGGGCTCGACGCTGGCGAGGTCGCGGCAGCTGGCGGCGGCGGGATCCCGTTCGGCATGGGGCTCACCGACCCGTTCGGGGTGGGCTGATGCAGGGCCACCGTGTGAACTCCAAGGCGGCGCTGCTCGAGCCAGGCGACTACTACGTCGACTTCGGGCCGGGCGGGGCGCCAGCGGCGCTCTGGGCGCTTCTGCCGGGCACTGGTGAGCAGGTGCGGATCCCCGCGACAGGCCACGGCGACGGCACCGAGCCTGAGTGGGCGATCAGCCTCGACGAGGCCGGAGCCGCCAACGTCACCCCCTCGATCGACTCAGGCAGCTACCACGGCTTCCTCACCGGCGGGGCGTGGTCGGGATGAAAGGCGACCTCTTCGGCGGCACGATCGACGGCGACGACGTAGAGGCGGCGCTGCTCGACCACTTGAAGCGGTGGATGCCCTCCTACCTGGGCGACGCCGTGCGGATCAAGGACCCCGACGCTGAGCTCTGGCCCGGCGGCGTCGGCGACCCCTCTGAGCTCGGGACCGCGGCCGTCCTGCCGGTGCGCGAATACACCGTGAAACACGCCGCCGAGGAGAAGTGGCCCGAAGAGCAGCTGCCGATGCTGCTCGCGCACTGCCCCGGCTTCGGCAAACCGCCGACCTACGAGGGCGACGGGACCGTGACCGGCTACTACCTGGTCAACCTCTCGGCGATCGCCAGCGGCGCCGGGATCGACGACACGAAGAAGCTGGCCCGCGTCTACTCCAGCGCGGCCGCCAAGATCGTCGCCCAGAAGCCGGATCTGGGGGGCTTCGCCACGAATACGCAGTGGATGGACTCCAAGAACATGCGCCCGCCCGGCGCTGAGCGGGAGCGCAACATCATGAGCGTGGTCAACGTGCTCCTGATCGAGGTCCCCAGCATCTTCGACGCGAACTCCGGCCCCCCCGACCCGCTGCCTGATCCCAACGAGCCGCCCGGCGACTTCCCCACGATCAAAGAGGGCGGCGGCTCGGCGGACGTACGCCCAGGCGCCGCGGCCGTCGAGCGCCTGCGTGAGGGCGGCCATTTCGACCCCGAGGAACCCTGATCGGAAGGGGTCAGTCCGCGGCCTACTCTTGGAGGCATGGAACTCGGTGAGCAGGTAACGCTAGGCGAGCGCCCCGCAGCGCGCGCCGCGGCTCCCTCCACGTCGTCAGGTTTCATCGCCGGCTTCACCGAGCGCGGCCCCGTCGACGACTACGTGTTCTGCATCAGCCCCACCGACGCCGAAAACAAGCTCGGCGGGCGCCTGACCGGGGATCCCGAGGTCTTCGACTCGATCGACGCCGCCTTCAACGAGGGCGCCAGCGCCGTCTTCGTCAGCCGCGTCACCGGCGACAACCCGGTCGCCTCCTCCAAAGACTTCAAAGACGCCGACGAAGAAGCGAAAGTCTCGATCACCTTCTCGGCCAAGCAGGTCGGCGAGTACGGCGACAGGATCAAAGTCCAGACCGTCACCGAAGGCGGCAAAACCAAAGTCGTCGTCAGCTTCGACGACGAGGTAGTCGAGGCGTCGCCGGCCACCCTCGAAACCCAGGACGCGATCGTGGCCTGGGCCACCGACACTTCCAACTGGGTCAACGCCGCCAAAGGCGCGTCGGCCAAACTGCCGAAATCGCAGACGCTCGCCCTCGCCGGCGGCGAAGCGAAAACCGGCACGGCGGACGGCGGCAACCTCACCGAAGCCCTCAACCGCCTGGTCAAGGATCTCGGCCCCGGCCAGGTCTCGGCTCCCAACTTCCGCGACGAAGAAGGCCACCTGGCGATCGCCGCGCACTGCATCCTCAACAACCGCCGCGGCCTCTGCGACGACGAGATCGAAGCCACCAAGGACGAACTGGTCGAACACGCGACGCCGCTCCAGGCTGCCGAAGGGAAAGGCGCCCGCTTCATCGCCTACATGGCCCAGTGGGCGCGGATCCCCGGTCTCACGCAGGGCACCACTCGCACGGTGCCCTACTCCGGCGTGCAGATGGGGATCATCGCCCGCTCCGAGGCCGAAGGGAACAACCCAAACAAGCCCGCCGCCGGCCGCAAGCGCGGCAAGGCCCGCTGGGCGCTCGGGCTGGTCACGACCTGGACCCAGGAAGAGATCGCTGAGCTCGACGACGCGGGCGTGACCTGCGCGATCCTTGCTGGCGGCGTCCCCTGCACCTTCGGCGACCGGACCCTGATCGACCAGGATGAGGAGTCCCGCGACTGGCGCAGCTTCGCCGCCTCGCGCCTGGTGATGGCGGTCTCCGAGCTCACCCGCCAGGTGCTCGAGGGCTTCGAGTTCGAGCAGATCGACGGCCACGGCTACGTCTTCTCCGACCTCGCCGGCCAGATCAGCGGCCGCGCGTGTATGCCCTTCTACAAGGACAACGCCCTCTACGGCGAACTGCCCGAACAGGCGTTCCAGGTCAACACCGGCCCGGCGGTCAACACGCCGCAGTCGATCGAACAGGAAGAAATCAAGGCGCAGGTCGCCCTCCGCATCAGCCCCAAGGGCGGGCTGCTCAAAGCGGAGATCGTCAACGTCCCGATTTCGGAAAGCCTCTGATGCTCACTCGCCAGGAAAGGGTCACGTTCATCGTCGAGGGTCTGGGCATGACGCTCGACCTGGGGGTCTTCGACACCTTCTCGGGCGGCGCCAAGAAAGGCGAGACCGTCAAGCACCGCGCCGGCAACATGGGCGACTCCGAAGCCGTCGGGGGCGTGAGCTCGCGCGACGACTTCACGATCAGCCGCCGCTACCGCCTCGAGCGCGACCACCCGAACCGCAAGAAGCTCGACGCCCTGGTCAACATCGGCCGCGTCACCTGCGTTCGGCAGAAGCTCAACCCGGACAAGAAGCCCTTCGGCGACCCGGACACCTACACCGGCATCATGAGCGGCTTCGTGATGCCGGACCACGACTCCGACGAGGTGGCGAAGGCCATGTTCTCGATCGAAGTCAACGCCGACGAGCCGATCAGCTGACCGTCCCCCCGCTCCGGTAGGTTCGCCCTTCCAACCTACGAAGGGAGCAGAGCATGGAGGGAAGTGAAGTCTTCGAGGTCGGCCAGGCGGTCGAGGTCGACGGCCAGGTCGGGACGGTCGCCACCGAGGCCGACGAGACCGGCCAC